GCGTAAAAAGGAAGCTACTTTTCTTGCGTCAAAATGCAACGCCCACTCAGTAACAACACTGCATCCGGATATTACGTCTTCTGGTTCTGAAAAGCCCTTGTCAAAAAGAGGAACCAGACCGCGCTCAGATATTTTGGTGGTCAAATCATACTGAAATGACTCTTGGTAATTCATCGCCGCAAGAATGGGCGACATATACGTGGGCAGATTAGTGCCGTATCGATGCAAATAGGCCTGTTCACCCAAGCCAGCGTGAGCAAGAAATGGGTAATAAAACGCCCTATCTGGATTCCAATTAGTAAATTTGATGCCATTTTTGATTGTTGCATTGCATTCAGAAATTAACTTGCTCACTGGTATGTCAAGAGACTTCATGATGTGAGGGAAGTTTGGAGTTGTGCCCTCGCCGGCCCCCAAAACACCAATCTCATCACTTTCAATAACTGTTAATGAATGCTGTGGATATGTTTTGAGGAAAAACAGGGCAGTAATCCAACCTGCTGTTCCGCCCCCGACAATGACAACATTCATGTCACGAAAGCCTGTAAGCAATAATCACAACACCTGAACGACCGCTGCCGCCAGGGGTCAAATATCCAACAGGGCCACCAGCTCCGTACGTTGAATTGGCATAGGAAACGTTGGTTCCAGTTTGGACGTCAGTGGTTACTCCTCCGCCACCCGAAGACGACAAGTAGGCGCCAAACGATGAAAGACCGCCCGGGCCACCTGATTCGTGAGTTCCTTGCCCGCCGCCGCCACCGCCGCCAACAGTCACGTTCACTGTTCCAATAGTTGGCGTAATTGAAGTGGACACAACCGCCCCACCACTTGCACCGTTGTATCGAGTATCAGCAGGGTGGTCGTAGCCGCCACCTTGACCGCCCCCGACAACAAGGACAGTAAAAGGTTGGGAATTGGACACCACAACAAATTGACCAGATCCGGTAAAAGTGTGTGACTGCCACGTGTTCCCGCCTTTTGTATATGTTTGCGTGGCGCCACCTGTTGCAAAGCTCAAAGGATTTGTGTACTTGCGTCCCACCGGCCCAACGGTGCCGCCAACGCGTGATAGCAGGGTCATTGATACTCCTAACCCATATTCAAAACGCCAGTACCAAAGACAGTCCAAGCGCTGCTGAGTCGAACCAGACTGAAAGTAAAGATGTCAATCTTTCCAGCAGAAGAGGTTGGCGTCGGAGCCGCTGAGTTTGCCCACTTAATGGTTTGTGCATTTCCGTCAATTTGAAACGCGCTAGGGTAATACCCCGTAGCTCCCTGCGTAACAAAGATCGTTACGGTAATGACTTGGCCGTCCGTTGTAGGAACGCCAGTAAGATTGACTGTGAAGTTGGCAGAAGGAGCAGTGCTGACGCGCCCCACGTTTCCGTTGCCCAAAGGCATCGTAAGAGTGTTTGAAGTGATGGTGTACGCAGTAATGGCTTCCGACAAACCGACTGCTGTGCTGGTTGATTTACTCGATCCGTATGACATTAGGAGATCTCGCTTCCAAAAGCCGTGAAAGAAACCGATGATGAAGATGCCGAACACAAGAGGTACTTGTTTGTCGGATCAAGTGTTATTCCGTAGGTAATTCCAACCCCTTCATTTCCAAGAAGGGTTGCCTCATAAATGATGTAGCCCGTCGTTTGAAAAGACGTGGTTGTGCTGATGCAAATGCGGTAGGTAACAGAAGCCGTTGACTGGTTGCAAACCGTCAAGGTGCTGACAACAACACCGCCCGCGCCTGGGGCCGTGTACAGGGTGTCGGCTGTGCCTAAAGTTCCACTTGAAGTGATTGCGCCTAGGCGCTTAAACGTAGTAGCCACTTTAGGCTCCCATCATTAGAAAAATGTCACCTGTAGAGGTTCCGCCGGTTGAGGAACCCGTCACCTGAACCCACGCCGACCCGCTCCAATACAAAATTTGGTGAAGCGTGGTGTCGAAAATCAACTGGTTGGTAAACGGGCTGGTAGGCCTGTTTGCAGTTGACACCGCCACGGGGGCTTCATACAAACCTGCGGACGTATCAGCAAAGAGCTGAAACAGCGCCCGAAGGTCGGCGACGTCCGCATATGCCGGAACGTTGAACACCACCGACCTGCCGGTAGGCGTGTAGGAATGCCCAGCGTCTGGCATAAAACCCCTCCACGATGATTCAGGATGCCTCAATACTAGGCGTTCTGAGGCATCACGTCACAAGATAGGGGTTGTCACCTTCAGACTGAACGGAAACTTCTCCCGAAATAGAAGTGTCATAAAACGCCTCCGAAGCGTCCGGGATCTTCACAAACCTCATCGGAGACTTCTTAACTCCCTCCATACCCGCAGGAGGAGGCTGCTTTGAAGCCGCATTGTGCATGATCGCGAAAGCAGCCACGTCGTCAGCCAAATGGGAATTCCACCGGCCAGGGGCATACACCTCTTCCACTGTTGTCCCCTTGTGGGAGTCAAATGCAGGCGTATTTGACGGCAGAAGATACTCGCCGTTTTCCACAGCCGAGATGTACTCCACCAGCAATTGGGTTCGAGCACGTCCAATCATGAGGATCTTGCGGGCACGTTCATCGATCAAGTCATTGACCACGTTGCCGATACCTGTGCCGTCATGAGCTGCCACAGCCTGATATGAATTCAGTACGTCATTGAACATGTCAGCCATTTCCGGCCACGGACGCTTATTTACCCGCCTCAAATACACAATCCTGTGAGGCTTCACATCCGTACGGGCCACCACAATGACCGTCTTGTCCTTTTCCTTAGCCCAGTCAGCCCCCACCGCATACCAGGCATCACTACGAGGCTCCTCGAACACCCACAGGTCGTCGTTACCGGCATGCCGCTCATCAACTGTGTCCATATCAACAAAGCACTTATTGAGTTTCTCCAGATCGAACGCCCGCGATCCGCCAGCAGGCTCACCCAGCTCATACTCCACGCGAAACAATTCAGCAGGAACCGAAGCCCTCTTACGTTCAATGAACGCCGGGTCCATCCAACCCGAAGGATTGTCATCGGTTTTTAGCACTTCACGAAAACACCACGTCCGTACCGGCAGGCCCTTACTCAACGCCTCGTCACGCACTGACTGAAACGTCCCCACGGGGTTCTGCCACGTTGACGAGGCCACCACCATTTCCGGGATCACAATCCCCCGTGCATTGGGTTTGGCCATCGCCTGCCCCATGGCAGCGTCATACACCTTGCGTTCCATCTCATCGATCTCATCCAAAGCCGTCATCTGCGGGTGAGGGCCACGAACAGTCTTTTGAGACGCCGGCAACGGCCTAATCCAATTACCGCCCGTAAAAGTGATCTGGGTCTGAATCTGAGACGCCACCGCATACACCGGGGCAGCAGGAAACAACAGCAAATTCTCAATGTGCTCTTGCACGTTCTGAGACTGCGCCATGGAGCCACCCAGCAATGCCACGTTGATCTCCAGCACGGCAGCCTTCGTCAACGCCAGCAATGCCAGCATGAGTGATTTACCTGTACCTCGAGATCCGTACCACAAAGCCCAGTTCGACTGATTGCCGAAATAGCCCTCAGCGAACGCGTCGAACGGTGCTACGTGATCAGGGCACACTTTCACCCGAGGAATTTCCACGCCCCACAAACGCTTAACCACCCACCACAGTTCCTCCTTGTCTTGAGGAGGCCGCGGCAAATGAAGCCTGGGGTAAACCCGATTTTCGTTCTCGTCCAGCAAGATCTCTGTCATCTAGAAAACCAGCAAAACGATGGCCACCATGGCGCCACCGGCAAGAAAACCCATAATCCCGCCGATAATGACGCCATCGCGGTAACCGCTGGTATATCCGTTTTGATATGGCCAGCGGCTCACGAGTCAACCTTGTATCGCTTGGCTTTACGCAGTTTCCAACGCCACACAAGATCGCCAGTCTTCTTGTCCTTCTTCCATCGACCAAGAAATTGCTTCACAGCCCCGGCTCCACGCTCACACACTGGCTGACGGTGTTTGCTGAGCCACGAAGGACCTGAAGCATCTCATCGTCCTCAAAACACGTGTGGGTGCTGACAAAAGTAAGCCACGCTTCAGCAGCGTCTTGACGGCCTTTCATGTACGCCCAACTCTTAACGTCCTCGTACCACTCCAACGGGACAACAGCCCGGGAGTAGTCGATAGCAGGAACCTGAGGAATCTCATTGACAGGCGGTGCAGGGATTTCGTAAATACTCATGCTGCCTCCTTAGTGCGGCGGGCCCTGAGTTCAAACATGCCTTCCCATTCGGGGTGGGCTTTGATGAGTTCTCGGGCATACAGGCACGACAAGTTCTCGTTGATTTTGAAATCGTCGATCTTGTTCGTGGAGAGGGCCATGTCCCATCTGAGACGGCCAAACAACAGGCTCATACCGGTTTTGGTGATGCCTGCGTTTCTTAGTTCACGTATGAGCTTCTCAAGGTACGTAAACACTTGCGGGTTTTGTGAGTGGTAGGCCAGGTAGGCCTGTTCCCATCTGTCCATGTGCTACATGGTGACACATTTTGCGTCTTTTTGGTATCAGGTGTTTCGGTGTGTTTTTGTGAGTGTGTTGGGGGTTGTTTGTTAGTAGCTCGGCTGTCTGGCGTGGTGTGTTGGGGGTGGTGTGTTTGTGGTTGGTGGTGGGGTGGGTGTTTTTTATGTTGGTGTGTGGTGTTTGTTTCTGGTTGTTTGCATGCCGGCTTGTTCAGCCTTCGCTACGGAAGTCTACTGGGGTTGTCAAGTGCAGTTTGTTTCTGGTGGTATCACGGTGTCTTAGTGTTGTGTCTTTGGTGAACTTTGTGTTGCATTCTGCAACTGTTTTGGTCTAGTATTGCTTCTATCTGGGGAGGGGGAACGTATGCCTTCCTTCAAAAGCCTGTAACAGCTCTTTTTATGTCTTGAGCAAATCTTTTAAACCTCCTAACCAACCCCTGCCTTAGAGGGTTTGTTGGGTTCATTGGGGTTATTGGGTTTATTGCGTGTCCCGTCACGCGTGACACGTACCCCCTGGTTACCCCCCGGGGCTTTGTTATGTCCTCGATCCCGAATCGTTACCCGGTAATGAGGCATTCTGATACGTCTCGGTACAGGATGGGGGTCCACTTAGAAACAGCATGCAGATCCACATAAGCCGGATCAAGGAGACCACATGAGCACAGCAAACATCTACGACATGGCCTCCCGGCAGCCCAACGAACTATCCCCGGAGGCCATCTACATCTCGGCCCTCATCGACTCAGGCACCTATGTGCCCTCAAAACACGGAATCTCCGACAGGCACTTCACGTCCTGGCAGCAAGTCCACACCTTCTGCACCGACTACCAAACACACGCCGGCAAATCGCCCACGGCGCAGATGATCACCAGCAGATTCCCTTCCTTCCCCTACACCCATGAGCCGCAAGTCGACGACGGATATCTCAGCTGGACGGCCGAACAACTGTCCATCGACACCATGACCCGAAACATGCGAAGCGGAATGCTTTCAGCCATCAGGCACCTTGGTGAAGACGACTACCACAAGGCCCTCGCGGAACTCAACGAAGTCATCCGCACCTCCACCCCACGAGCCAAAATGGGGCGGTCTTTCTCAGAGATCGACACGCGCGCGAGCATGGACTTTCAACCCGCGCCCGTCTGCCTTAACCACAGCGACTCACTAGAACAAATCACGGGCGGCATCAGGCCCGGAAACTTGTGGTTCGTGGCAGCCCGCCTCAGCGTGGGCAAATCGTGGATCCTGCAACAAATGGCTGTCGCAGCAGCCGAAGCAGGCTGGAACGTGAACTTCTTCAGCCTTGAAATGACCGAAGAAGAAGTCGCTGACCGGTTACATCGCATCGCCCTAAGGGACGTTCCGAACTTCCATCAACTTCCCAACGATGAGCGGATGGAACGTCTCAACGAATGGCAGCAAACCAACGGATCGATCTACATCAGAGACCCTTCTTACGGGCCTTTGGACGCTACTGAGATTGCTGCCTGTCACGCCCCAGAAACCATCACCGTGATCGATTACGCGACCCTCATGAAGCCGACCGCTTCGATGTCACGTAATGCCGAGCATTGGCAGTCCGCGGCAGGAATTAGCAAGGAACTGAAGCAAACAGCCCTTGCCCATTCCATTCCCATCATTTCTGCTGCACAAATCAACCGCGCAGGAGCCAACTCAGAAAAGGCCCCTGGAGCCGAACATTTGGCTGAATCCGACCAGTTAGGTCGTGACGCGGACGTAGTGATCACGATGCGTCGGGAATCCCGCCGCGTACTGATGTGCAATCTGGCCAAAAACAGGCACGGAAATGCCGGCCGTAGATGGCACGTCATCCTCGACCCGGCCAACGGGAAGTTTGGAGAAATCGACCGAGATAAGGCATTTGAGCTCATTGAGCAAGACATTGCCCAAGACGAAGGCTGAACTCATGGACCCTGATGTCGCATTACACAACGTCAGAACAGCGTTAGAGAAAGTCCAAAACGATCTGGACACGCACTCCCTGATTGATTACGACAACGTGATCGAACTTATTGAACACCTTGCCGCTTTGGACGAATGGCTGTCCAAAGGCGGTTTCCTACCAAGTCAATGGCAGACAGAAAAGGAGTAAGAGTGAATATTAATTGCATGATTCACGTGGGTTACACGAGCGACAAAGTGGTCCTTGGTCATGATGGAGACGCATTTTCGTTGCAAATTCTGAAAAATTCAGATGGCGCAAAGACTTCTATGCTCAAGGAAGATATTGAAGAACTAATAATTGCGTGTTCAGCGCTTCTTGCCGCAACAGAGCACCTCAACCAGGAGTACGTCAACTACGAGTACATCGGGGATGGTGAATTTGCTGACGCGTGGGATGACCTCGATTTGGAACCTGAGCCCGAGCCTGTGCCGAAGCAAACAAAGCTGCCCAGAGCAGTAGGCAAGACCCTGGCGGAAGCTTTGGCTGACGGCTCGTTGACACCCAAGTCGTGAAGTCACACACCCTTGAGGAAGCACTTAACACAGGAAGAGGCGTTGAACGCCCTTTCAAATGCCATGTCCACGAAGACACCAACGCTTCGGCTTCGGTAAACGTCGTATCCAAAGTGTGGGTGTGTTACGCATGCGGGGCAGCAGGACAAGTCGACAGTAAAGACGTCGCCCCTGACCTTGACGACCTCATTAACGCTCTTAAAGGAGAAACAGTTGTTCGAACGTATCCGGAATCATGGCTGGACCTATTCGACTCCCACGAACCCAGTCCTTACTGGTCGGCCAGATACGGCACAGATGTGGCGTCCCATTACAGATGCGGAACCCACCCCGTCACAGGTTTCCCGACCTACCCGCTTCGGGACGCAGTTGGACGGATTAATGGCGTTGTTGTCCGTGACCCGGACGCCAACCCCAAATATCGCTATCCGTACGGATCGCGAACATCAGCCACGTTCTTCGGGCACATCACACCCCGCCCCGTAGTCGTGCTGGTAGAGGGAGCCGGAGACGTCATGGCCCTCCACGACCATCCAGAATCCTGGACAGTCTTGGGCTGCTACGGAGCCGGAATCCACTCCCCACAAGTCGACATTCTTCGACGACTCAACCCCTCCGTAATCGTCCTAGCCTTTGATGATGATGATGCAGGCCGTGCCGCAATGGGTCGCTCAAGCGACCTATTAGGTACTTTGACGCATTCTTTGTCATACCTCTGGGGCAGTATCGGAGGGAAAGACCCCGGAGACGTGCCAGACGGGCAGGCCGTGCAAGGCCTGTCAGCACATCTGGCCGCCAACGGGTACAGCAAATACGCCCACTAACAAGGAGAACCCGTGAGTACCGAAACCATCAGTGAAGAGCTGTACACGCAGGAAGAACTCGACGCCATCCGCTTGGAGATGGACCGCTGGGTGCAACTGGATGCCCAAATCAAATCCCTTGAAGCTGAACGCAAAGACATCACTCGGTGGATTGCCGACCGCGTCAAGCACACGGCCTTTTGGCAGCAGGGAACAGACGTCATGACCGTTACGGTCGTACGCCCCACAACAGCCGAAGTCAACTTGGATGCCCTTCAAGAGCTGGACCCCAAGGTGTATGAACTGGTGTCATCCACCAAGACGGTCGTTGACCGTGAAGCCCTCAATCAGTTGATTGAGTTTGGGATGTTTGGTCCAGGCAAACAGGCAGCCAAGGCGCTGTCTTACAAGTCCAGTTCGCCGAGCCTGCGGTTTAAGTCACGCAGCATAAACGCACCTAGTGATGACAACTAGCAGCATTCGCGGGCTGCAAACCAAACTCGTTGGCGTATCGGTGTACGCCGACGCAGTCCGCGACCTCGAAATAGGCCAGCAACTGCTGGTCGAACACGAACCCGACAACGCGTACGACGCAAACGCGTTGAAGGTCACTAAAGAAAACGGAGACACCGTCGGCTACATCGCACGTGACGTAGCCAAACGCGTCATTGAGAAGGACACAGAACGGGCTTTCACAGCCCACGTCATCAACACGACAACACACGAAGGGGTAACGGTCGGAGGGTTCATTCAGTTCCCGACACAAGCCGGGTACCTCATACCAACCCAAACACACATTACGAAGAAAGAAGATGACATGAGTAGGTTCACCATTCCTGACGAGGTAACAGAGCAGGGTGCTGGTGGCTGGGAGTCAGACCGTGCCAGCAAGGTACGCGTCGTCCGACTCGCTGCAGGCAAGCCCATTACCGTCATTCCCTTGACGGACTACAAGACGTCTTCTGCTGATGGCGGCTGGGCGTCCATTCGCGAGGTCAAGGCCTTCGGAGGCGTACGTATTGCCGGTGAGAAGGAGCCCGTAGATCTCCCCGGTCGACTTGTGGTGTTTCCTGTGTCCGACTTCGTGATCGTTCGTGGTCGCGACGGATCAATGAAGCGCCAGTACGCAACTGATCCCCTTCTGCAGCGGCTTGCACCTAGCAAGTACGAGTGTAAAAAGCCTTTCAAAGCACCGGATGATTGGGAACCCCCCAAGCACACCAAGCCCAAGGACGTCACTTACGTCAACTGCGTCTTCATTGAAGGACAACTCCATGAAGGTGACAAGGCAAATTACAACCCCAAGCCAGGTGACCACATCCTTCTGGGAATGGCTACCTCGTGGTACGAGGACTGGAAGCGTCTTATGGAGCGCGACCGCAAGAAGAACAAGGACTATTCACCCGCTGGTCGACGGTGGACTTTGAAGATTTCCGGTTCATTCCAAGACGGAAACCTTGCCTTTCATGCTGATGACGAGATCGGCGAACCAATCCCGCTGCCCGATCCCATCAATCTTCAAGACTGGGCAGAAAACAAGCGCGCCGAAGTCGAGGCATGGGTCAACTCACTTGATGGGGTAACGGACATCATGTTCAACCCCCATCAGGCAGAACCCGAAGACGACGACGTCAGCGTCGAAGAAGATGACGAGGCCATCACCGAGTTCGAGGAAGCAGTGGCCTCCTCCGACAGTGGATCCGACGGTCACGACTGGAGCGAGGAAGTTCCTGCTCGTCTGAAGAAAATGCTCACAGCCATTGGGGTGAAGGTCGCCCCCACGGCAAAGAAGGACGAGCTCATCGCTTTGGCAACCGAGCACGAGGACGCGCTGCTGGAGTTTATGAACTCAGCCGCGGCCTAGCACACAAGCCGCAGGGGGCCGGACTGACCAACCGGCCCCCTGCACCATTTCTTGACACAAAGGAGATCGCGTGAGCGGCATGCCGTTCTGGAGTGTTCACACACACTCAATGTTCAGCGCAAAAGACGCACTACCCACCCCCAAGGCCATCGTTGATCGGGCAGTAGAACTCAATTACCCCGCCATTGGCCTCACTGACCACGGAACCCTTGGAGGAGCCGCACAGCTGTACAGAGAAGCACGCAAAGCCGGCATCGAACCGCTACCCGGCGTCGAGGCCTACGTTGCCTTCGACCGCAACACACCACGCCCCTCCACCATGCACCTTGGAATGGTCGCCACCACCGAACAGGGATACAGAAACCTTGTCGCCCTCGTCAACGCATCACAAAGAAACTTCAAATACAAGCCCATCCTTGATCTCGCAGACCTAGCACAGGCAGCAGAAGACGGAGCCACTAAAGGCATCAGCGTCCTCACCGGCTGCTGGTTTGGTCTAGCCCCCACTCTTATGCGCTCTGGTGGAGACATGCGTGGCGTCAAGAACGTCGTCCAATCCCTTGCAGGCTGGTTCGGATCAGGGTGCTACGTCGAAATCCAAAACCACATGATTTACACAAACGATCATGACGACACCAAAGTGTCAATAGCCCTGCAAGCTGTGGCAGATTCACTAGGACTGCCCACAGTCATCACACAGGACTCGCACTATTGCCACGAAATCGACAGAGGCGCGCACGAAACAATGAAGCGCCTAGTCTCGTGGTCAGACGACCCTGACGATGCCGTGTTCCCCGGCGACGGCTACCACATGGTGGATTCAGTGTGGATGGAAGACCATCACATTCCCCGCGTTTACAACTCAGGAATGGAAGGTCTTCAAGACCTTCTGAGCAAAGCCAAAGTGCGCATCAAGGAACTTGACACTTTCAAGGCAGCCATACCCGACGTCACGCCAGGTAAAGACCCTGACGACGAACTATTGCGACGCGCAGTCGATGCCATGACTGACTTGTCAATCAAAGGAAAGATTCCTAAGTCCAAGACAAAGGAATACAGCGACCGCATTGACGCAGAAATCGATGTCATTGCCGGAGCAGGATTCTCCGGATATTTGCTATTCACAGCCAAAGTCTGTGACTGGATTAGGAAGCAGAACATTGCCTACAACATTCGAGGATCAGCATCAGGATCGCTTCTGTGCTACCTGCTTGGTATCACAAGGCTTGACCCCATCACGTGGAAACTGCCATTCGAACGTTTCCTTTCAACCGACAGGGCGTCTATGCCTGACATCGATATCGACGTGGAAGATGCAAGGCGTGACGAAGTGCTGGCCATGCTTGACGAGCAGTACACCACGTACCGCATCGGAACATGGCTTGCCCTTGGCTTGTCAGAAAAGGACGAGTCCAAGGGTTCATTAATTGTGCGGTGGAAGCAGCAGCAGCGCCGCACTGGTGGGGATCCACACGCCGAAATCCCCGAAGAAGAAATGCAAGAGCTGCGAGTTTTGTCATCCCATTCACCGTATTCGGGGGTGGGCGTGCATGCCGCAGGTGTAGTAGTAGCCCCTGACGAGTCCAGTCTGTCCGGGCTCCCATTGCAGTGGGTGGCGTCCAGCAAAACAATGGTGTCGGCCTTTCCCATGAAAGACGTGGAGTCCATGGGGCTGGTCAAGCTTGATGTCTTGGGTCTGAAAACACTCACGGCGCTCACAACGATGAAAGCCCTGACTGGAGTTGACCCGTGGACTGTTCCTATGAACGACAAAAATGTGTTTCAAATGCTCAGCAAAGGGCAGGTCGAAGGCATTTTTCAGTTAGAAGGACCGGCATCTGCTCGAGGAATCAGGCAAATGAAGGTCACCAAAATGAGCGACATCATTGCCGCCGTAGCACTGTTCCGACCTGCCGCTATGAAGTCTGGCGCAACCGATGATTACATGGCACGCAAATCAGGTGACCAAGAAATTATTCAACGTCACGACGTAATCATGGAACAGACGAAAGACACCTACGGGGTCATGCTGTTTCAGGAGCAGGCCATGGACATTATGCGCAATTTCGGTCTACCCATTGCGTTCATTGAAAAGGCCAGAAAAGCAATCAAGGCGTCAAACAAGAACGTCGGTGATGCTTCGTCCGTTATGGCCGAGGTTATTTCCGAAGTAGAAAAGGCCGCTCAGGGTCTTTCCGACGCTGACCGTGCATGGCTAGAAAACGCTTTGCTGGAGTTTGCGGGGTATTCGTTTAACCGCGCTCACGCCACCGCGTACGGGCTAGTTGCTTACATCACGGGCTGGTTCAAGGTAAATCATCCTGTCGCGTTTTGGACAGGTCAGTTGAACGCCTACATCGGTGACGATCAGGAAGGCATCTATCTGTCTGCCGCACGTAGGCAAGGGGTGTCAATCAGACCGCCGGACATCAACAAATCAGGGCCGTTCTACACGGCCGACTTCCAATCCAACGCCATCAGAAAGGGCTTGACTAGCGTCAAAGGCGTTGGCATGAAGGCCGCGCTTGAGTTAGAAGAAAAGGCGCCATTTGCGTCACTGGCTGACCTCGCCAACAAAGTCAACGGCCGGGCAGTTACAGGATCGGCGTCACTTCGCAAAGGCCACTCCCCCGAAGCATGCGGCGGCGTTATTGCTGCCCTGGCGGAAGTTGGAGCTTTAAGCGACCTTGCCACTACGAAGGAGAAAGTTGCATGATCAAAAGCCAACGTGCCAAGACAGCGCACGACGCAGCCAATTGGCTAGTGCTAACCGCTCCGCCGAACTGCGACACACAACTAGCCGCTGTATGGGCAGGTCGCTTCGACATCCTGAAGCAGTACGCAGGCTACTTATCAGCCCAACAAATTGACACACACATCGCCCAAGCAAATGACCTTTTGCCTGGATTCTCTGATCGATACAAGGAGTTGAGCCAATGACTAGCAAGAAAAACGCCATTGCCGCATTAGCGCTTGAGCGAGGCACGGACAAGCCGGTTACAGCGTGGATCACACAATACAAAAAAGAAGGCTCTCCCATGAATATGGACTGCCTTGAGATTGCTTATCAGGCCATGGTTCGCGACCTCACGTCAGGAAGCAGATCGGACGGCTCTCGCAGACTGCGTCCTTCCATGATTGGGAACCCCTGCTGGCGAGCCCAAGCCATGAGCTATTTAGGGGCGCCAACAGAAGACGACCCTGAGAGCCCGTACTTGGATGCAGCCAAAGCCGGAACGCTGTCGCATTACTGGTTCCAAGCCGAAGGCATGAGCGCCGGCTGGCTGACCGACATTGAGGTTCCTGTCGAATACAAGCGTTGGCACCTCAAGGGCGCCATGGACGGTGTGTGCAAAGACGGCTCAATCTTTGAGCTTAAAACCGTATCCACAGAAAAGTACAACGGGTGGCGGGGAATGCCTGCCGTTGAAGCCATGGAAACAGCCGTCGAATCGCACATCAAGCAGGTACACGCCTACATGGCCGCGACAGGAGAAACCGAGGCTTCCATTGTGTATCTGGATCGAGGCGGGTTGCGTTTCCGTGAATTCCGTATTCAACGGGACAAGAAATTGTTGGAACAGATGGACGTTGAAGCCACCGATACGCTTTCCCGTATCGCCGAAGGCAAACTACCTGCCCGCCTCTTTGGTTGCGAAATGTTGCAAGACGGTTGGGATCCAGCAGAACACAATCAAAAGACTGTTGATTCGTGGCTGGCCGGCCAACGCTGGTGCGACTACAAGCACATCTGCCATAAGGCAAACCCCAAAGACTGGAGTTAAATGAGTAACTACATCCCCTGTGAAACCTGCGCCAGGCCGTCAACTACGTGTCTAATTAGAAAGCACCGAGCCACGTATTTCTGCGCCTCCTGCGCAGCTCTGTACTCCATGGAATCCCAAAATGGAGACGAGTGGATCGTTCTCACCATAGAAAGCACGGGCTAAAAATGACCTACGCCGGAATTGATTACGGAACCGCCAAGGTAGCCATTTCTATTCCAGAAGCAGGCATCTTTGACGACATCGTGCTCCAGCCAAAAGACAACCTGGAATCTCTTACCGTCATCGGCGATGCAGTCTGGAATGCACTCAAAACGGGCGAAGCGACCCACGTATCAGTCGAATCACCCATCATCGGGGCGAGTCGCAACTTACGTGTCGGTGTATCACTCGGTATGGTTGCTGGAGCAATTTGCATCACCGCGAGACAAACTGGAGCATCCGTTGCTCTAGCGCCCCCAGCGACATGGAAAAAGGCGGTAACCGGACGTGGCAACTCGAACAAAGAAGAAGTCGCATCCTGGCTCCTTCTTCATCACCCGATCTGGTACGCCAAGTGCACCAGCCAAGACGCCATCGATGCTACTTGCCTTGCCCTCCACTCCAAGGGACTCATGGCTTGACGACGCAGGATGCACCACCGTCCCCGTAGAAGTCTTCTACGGCACCGAAGAACACCCCCTCACCCATACTGAAAGAGCTCAAGCAAAAGACATCTGCAAGAAGTGCCCCGTGCAATTCAATTGCCTCGAGCACAGTCTCATTACCCGCGAATACTGGGGAATTTGGGGTGGTCTTGACGAGCGTGAGCGCCGCGCAGTCATGAAGGAATACAAAACCATCAAAGCAGCCATACAGGCTGTAAAAGACGGATGGCCAGCATGACGGCCAGAAAAAGCACCACCACCTCCAAAGCATTGGCTCGTACAAACAAAGCTCTGACTGAAGCCAACGAAGCCGAGCAGCGAGCAAAGCTTGCTAAGAAGGCCCACGACCTTCGTCTTGAAGGCCAAACGTGGTGGCAGATAGCCGAAGCCCTAAAGATCACTGAGACAGCAGCTGTCGGACTTGTCTCTGAAGCCATTAGATATGCAGCCACGCTTGTAGATGAAAGCGCAAAGCATCAAATGCTGACAGTAGAACTCAACAGGCTAGATGCCCTTCAAAGGGCTGTGTGGCCGGCCGCCATGACAGGCGACTCGCGTTCAGTTGAAAGCGTCCTAAAAATCATGACCCATCGATCCAAACTGCTGGGACTTGAGGACGCAACAACAGGAAAGCAAATCACCAACAACACCATCGTCGTGCCCGGAAACCCGGCCGAATACGTGGCCGCGCTTCAAGCCATGACAGGAGTCTGACATGAATCCCCTTGACTATTTCATTTCCTATTACGGCACCAGCCCATGGAAAGACATCGTGCTCGCATGGGGTGGTACAGGAACTAACTGGAAGCTGTATCAGGTCAACAACCCAACGCCTCTATACACAGGCGCAAACTACACATACGCAATTACCTCTACCCCAAATACGCGAGGCGATTACCGCCTAGAAACAACGGTAGGCGGAACAACATATTCACAAACCATCATGACCTACACATCAACTCTCCCCGCCCCTGTCGGACTGGCTGCCGGCTCCATCACAAGCACCACAGCATCGTTGTCTTGGACCGCAGTATCGGGAGCCACGTCATATGAAATTGCTGACGTAGCCCAGTCGTACAAAGTGCTAGACACCATTTCCGGTACGACAGAGGCTTTGACGGGCTTATCTCCATCAACGCGCTATTCCCGAGCAGTGCGAACCGTGTACAACAGCATTCGCTCCGCGTGGAGTGCGCCAGTCACGTTTTTCACCAATGCGTCGACGACCGTCACCCCCGGCACGTATGACTTCAGTCCTTCCAGCATTTACACCTGGTCAGCAGGAAAAGCAGGATCTACAGACCCGTCATGGTTGTCATCAGTAAGTGACTGGTATGCGGGTGAAGGAAGCGCGTGGGGCGATAACCGCGGAGTCATGACCACATATTTCTTCTTTGGAAGCCCAAATCCTTTCATCACCCTCGCAGGTGGAACCGTTACGCGCATACAGGTATACCTTGACCGCAACGGCCCTACAGGAGACCCTGGCGTAGTCCTATCCCAGTGGGGACTGCACAACTACACGGACAAGCCCGCGTCTCAGCCTCAAGCGCCGGCAGCAACTACAGATGTTGGACAGTTTGCGCGTGGAGCGTACGGATGGGTTGATCTCCCTACGTCTGTAGGACAAACACTCATCACGGGAACGTATGCCTGCGGCATTACGTGGGGCGGCACACCCGAGCGATACCAGTCCAGTCTTTACGCCGACATCACTGTGTCTCCTCGAGTAGGAGACCTGAAGATCACGGTGTCGTGATGGACATGAACAAGGGGCGCATCAGCCCTACCGGAGGACTTAAAGGACACGGTCACGCACTCACAGACCTGTTCAACGTAGACACGCTCATGAAGGTTCCAAGCCAGAGCGTGCAAGGCCAGATTGCAGCAGCTAACACGCTTGCTGCCCTGAGGACAGCCATCCAAAGCTGGATCGCTGAACAGTAAATAACCACATCACAACTGAATATTCCGGTGGTGTGTTGGTCAACACCACGAACTGCGTTAAGGGAGGTCTCATGATCCCTGTACTTGCCATTGGCTTGATGTTGAGCATTACAACCCCGTCCCTTCCAGCACCTCCGGCAATCACCATGTCGAAGTCTGCGCCAGAGATGAGCGCGCCTGTCTTGCTCTACAACGGCAAGTACGCACTACCAGGTCAACGCGAATTCACGTTATGTGTATTGAAAAGAGAATCCAACAACCATTGGTTTTCTACAAACAGATCAGGCGGCTACGCAGGTGGCTTCCAATTCTCTTACGCACTGACGAAAGGTGCGTCGTGGATGATCGAACCTGAGCTAATAACCATGTTTGGCAAGACGACAGGTCACGACATTGCTGTGACTCTTCGAAAGACCCCAATGCAGAAATGGGGACCTTTCTATCAGCACATGGCTTTTGCCACGGTGCTTAATTGGAATGGAAAAAATTCAGGTGCACGCCATTGGGCTGGGGGCCGGTGGACATGCACGCCGTAAGGAGACCAGATGAATTCACTAGAGCAAACGCTCACCCAACTTGCTGACGTCAGTCGTCTATTAGACACAGCAACAGACGATTTGGCGTTAGCGGACAACGAATCAGTGGAAGCCAAGGTTGAGTACATCAAGGCATACGCTCGCGCCTTCTTGGACGCAACCGGTTCCATGGACTTGCGTAGATACACGGCAGACGACGAAACCATATTGTCTCTGCGAGATCGTGAACTAAGCGACGCCAAAGTGCGAGCAATCAAAGAGCGCTTGAGAACTTTGCGCGATCAAATGGAAATCCTGCGTACGACCGCCGCAGGACAACGCGTCCAATTCATGGCAGAACCAACCGGACAGTGGAGTTAGAGGGGAAAAACCACATGAAGAAAACAATCATTGCCACCACCACAGCAGCGTTCACCGCAATTGCATCACTTGTTGCCGTATCAAACGCTGCTGTCAGCTCAGCAGACCCGGTATCCACCCCAACACCGTCGGTAAGCGCATCAACGGCACCTTCACCATCGCCGACACCTACTCCAGTAGCAACTCCACGGCCAACGCCGACACCTGCACCGTCCGCTACTTACGCGCCAGGAATGTCACCCGGCGAGCATGGCGGTTGGGCAATTGTTGATCCCACTACTGGCCGTCAAACAGGCGGAGTGATTGTGTGCACGCCCGAAGTGTGCGGCAGCGGCTGGTTTGCTGGCATGCGTGTTGTTTTGCAAACACTTCAAGATCCTGCTGAGGCAGCACGATCGGCGAATGGCGTAGGAAACGTTGCGGGCTACTCAGGTGGCTCTTACAACTTCACCTCAGGCCAATGGACCATGCCAGGAGCAAACGGAACAACTCTTGAAATTCCCTTGGCGTACCCAGACGCAAATAACAGGCCCACATGCGTAGCAGCATGCCCAGCACCTACACCAACACCAACGCCAACAGTAACTCTGGAGCCGTCTGCATCACCTGAGCCAACTCCCACCATCCCTGTAGTTACAACCGGCCGCATCACAAATAACCCCACACCAGCACTTAGTCGACCGACACCTAACAAAGGAAAGACATGCCCCACGCGTACAACTACGAAGACCGGTGTCTGCATTGTGACCAACGCAAACACAGGGGCGGCCCGTGCATCAACGATCAGAACAGTGCGATGAGCGAGCACGCGTCGCAAGCAAGCGGCCTTGACATCGTGTACTGCGATGAGTGCTTGGTGCCAACCGGTCATGTGTGGAAAGACTCATGGACCGAAAGAGAGCTGTGTGATGCGTGCGTCCGCAGGGCAACGTACATGGTTCCCGAAGGTGCTATGTGAAATATCGCAGCGCCAAGAGGCAACGAATCTACGACAAGGAACGCATTCCCTTAGTTGTACGGTTGCTGACCCAGCATCCCATTTGTCAGCGATGCTGGAAACAACGCTCAGTTGATGTGCATGAGCGAAAAAGTCGAGCAAGGGGCGGTTCCATTACTGACGAAACCAATCTGGTGTGTCTGTGCCGTCCTTGTCATGACCTCATTACCCGAGAGCCCGAGGAGGCTCAAAAACGCGGATGGCTAATCCACAGTTGGGATTAATTTAATCAAGACAAAGGAGACCAGTTAAGTGATTGCAGAAGAGCTAATTACGGAAGAGTCAGCTAACCAGATCGTCAAAACCTTGAGTCAGGGCATTGTCGACATGGAACGCGTCAACGCTAAAGAGCGCGTCTTTACCCATGGAACTAGCTGGCTTCAATCAGAAGCAGCTGACTTAGCGCGAACGTCCATGGACGGCTCCATGATTAGCGTCGAAAGCGTCGTGGAACTCATGGCTGATTGCATCAATATTTGCGCAAAGGCGGCCGCCCATGAAATGCCATAACCCCGACTGCAACAGCGTAAGAGCCATCGAAGTCAATATCTCCATCAACACGTCTGATTGCTGGGCTGGAGAATCCGTTGACTATACGGGTGATACCGATTACGGGAACTCGTCTCCTGCCATAGGGACATATTGCTATGACTGCAGGGCAACGTCACTTCTAAACAATTACAGAAACATCGTCATGAATCACATTGACGAACATTTCATATCCAAAGCCCGCTTGGCTGGGTAACCTGACGCCATGCCAGAAGGAATTCATTGGAGAGGCGACCGGGTTTACGTCGTATTGCGCGAACCAGACCCACTCAACCCAAGCCGGAAGAAAGTCGTATGGCACGCAGGAACAACCTACGGCTTCAACGATGAAGAATCCGCCCTGGCATGGCGCGACCAACGCCGCCAAGATTTGCGCGTAGGGCGGGCAGCAGCTCGAGACAAGATCACCGTAAGTGACTACTTGAGCGAATGGCTGCCCGCCCACGCACTAACAAAAGACCTAAAACCCTCAACAATTGATTCCTACAAAGAAAAAATCTCATACGTAAGTAATCACACTCTTGGTCAGATGCAACTACAGCTAGTCAAGCCAATTGACATCAAGCGCTTCTACAGCGACCTACTGACAAAAGGTGGGGTTAACAAGACTGGTTTAAGCAAACGTACTGTTGAATTCGTAGGCACATTGCTGAAGAAGGCTTTTCGAGACGCCATGACTGAATACGGGCTCAGAGGAGATTCTCCAGCAGAACACATTGCTATTCCTCGGCCACGTCACACCGAAACCAAAATCTGGTCGTCGGATGAAATGAGCAGACTTATCAACGTTATTCGGCAAGATCGATATGGTCGAATGTTCGTCGTTCAGTCAGCAACAGGCGCTAGGCGAGGCGAAATGTTGGGGCTTCGCTGGAGCGACATTGATCTAGAAATTGGGGTGATTACTTTCCACACCAACAGGGTCAAAGTGCACGGCGGCATGGTTGAGCACAGTTTGAAGAGTGGCTTGTCTAAGCGCGTCACAATTGACCCAGCGACTGTCCTCCTTCTGAAAGAACACAGAGTTAAACAAAAAGAGGATCGTTTACGAGCTGGCTCTCGATGGCTGGATGCCGATTACGTTTTCCCAAACGTGTTCGGTGGCCCACTAAATCCTTCCAACATGGCTCGGTACTGGAAAGCCATCATTGAGCAAGCCAACGTGACCTACATCAAACCTCACGCACTTCGTCATACCCACGCAACGCTGCTGCTGGAAGCAGGCGTGCCGGCGCACGTAGTGGCAGAACGATTAGGTCACAAAGACGTCACAACAACATTCAAGGTGTACGCACACGTAACCGCTAAACAACAAGACGAGGCCGCTGACACCTACGCTAAATGGCTTTCATCGGGGCAGCCCTAACTCCCTTGATGAGTCCATCAGAACAAACAAGGGGAAAAAATGTACCGAGGAATGTTCGACACAGATGAGAGCGCCGGGCAAGAGGCCTGGCGCATGGCCGCAGAGGCTAAGAAGGATGGTCAGTACCCGGTCTTTCATCGGATTGAGGCATACCGGACTGAGCGTGATTACGAGGGCGGCAATGTTGAGTTTTGGTTGGCAGATGACGACGGTCTGAACAGCCTTGAGTCAACGCACGCATACGTCGATGTGATCGACTCAATCTACGAGGAGAACTAGCCATGAGCAACGAGTACGAGGAACTGTTCGCGATCATCACGGGTGCCATAGATGCTGGCATGAAGCGTGAACTGGTGGAACTTCGGATACAGAAGGCGCACCGGGGTTCACCGGATGGGAATCTGGTGACGAACGAGAACCTGCACCTTTTCAGGGTGTATAGGAATCATGTGGCGGGCAAGGCTTCCGTACTGGTCGATGCTGCGCTTGCTCACCGAGCGGAGGAGAACTAGCCATGAATCACAGCCATGAGTGGACCTACGGAAGTTCTATTTACGACTGGCAAGTGTGCCGCGAGTGCGGCTCACTCAAGCCAGAAAATGATTCCGCAACTCTCGAGCTACCGGATGGTTGCATCTAACTCCCTGTTAGATGAAATGTTAGATATGACGTCCAAATTTCTATCGACTAGTCATTGTTCAGCGGCCTTTACTTATGTCCTGCAACGGCTTTTCTTGGTGGGGCGGGTCGGGCTCGAACCGACGACGACCAGATTATGAGATCCAGTCCAGTGTTGCAGAGTGGCTCAAAATGCGACTTTCTCGGCGCATTTTCTCGACCACCTGTGTCACTCTGCAACACCGTGTGACTGGCTGGTACTGGCGTGCTGTTAGACGCCTATGCCTTCTGAAGGCCGGCAGCTTTCAATTGCTGCAATGCTGCCTCAAAAGCAGCCTGGGCAACTACGCGAGCTTGCTGCACCGCACTAGCCGAGACTCCAGCTGGAATATCAAGCTCGACGGTGTCTGCAGGCATGTCATCCCCGTCTACAAGACTGAGGAAGTAGCCAGATGGAAGGTCAAGGCACAGCTCCAGTACAGCAAGCGTGCTTCTTGAAACGCTGGCTCGGCGAGCACTTTCAAGTGAGGTGATAGTGCGGTAATCCAAATTGGACTCAAGACCCAACTTTCGTGCGCTTCGGTATCCACGTTCAACGCGATGACGGACTATTGCTCCCCCGAGCTTTCTGGCTGCATCTTCAGAAAGCTGAATGTCCTTTTGAGTCATTATCAATCCTCCGTGCTTGTGCCACTAGGCCTATCTAGCAGCGAATATCAAACATCATGACACACATAGTCACACCGTGACACACATTGTTCAAGCATTTTGCAAACAGAGTTGACGTTGTGAGGCATTCTCAGCAGAATGTGACGGTACTCACAGGTAACAAACGGCATGACAAACCATTACACGTCAAACGGGGGAAGAACGGGGCAGTTTCGTGTACGACCAAAGTAGTTGCAGGATGAGTCAAGATGTCATTACAATCCCCATTATGACTCAGGCTGACACACCGCTCATCAAGCTTATGACCGTGAACCAAGCAGCAGACTTCATAGGCTGCTCACGTACACACGTGTATCGACTCATCAAATCGGGAGCACTTCCAACGGCCGACGTATCACGTCCGGGAAGTCTTGAGCCCCGTCACAGAATCCTTGTAGATGACCTCAATGACTTCATCACCAATTCCATCAAACGGTCCTGAGGTACGCCAGCGCGCCCTAGCGATCATCTCCGCTTGGGCTTTAGGTACCGAATCGCTGCCTGAAGGCATTATGCCTGACAGCGTCCCGGACCTGATCGACCTGTCCCTTGACTTAGGGCTGGTCGCTGCCGCCTTCCTTTCCTGCTGGGC